CGGTTTTCTTTGAAAACAGTTTGACAGTGACGACCAACTACACCATTCCCGCGACCAAAAACGCAGGTACATTTGGCCCCATCACGATCAACAGCGGCGTAAGCGTTACTGTCCCAAGCGGCTGCGTTTGGTCGGTTGTCTAAGGAAAAACTATGAGCACGGTCAAAATTTCGGGCAATTCAAGCGGCACTGGCACATTTGAAATTGCATCACCAAACTCAAACACGAACCGCACTCAAACTCTGCCTGACGCAACTGGCACTGTGGTGCTGGATTCGGCCACGCAGACGCTGACAAACAAAACACTGAGCACCGGCTTGGTGATGGGCGTAAGCGTCATTACATCGGGCACTGTTGTTGCATCAACTTCTGGCACAAGCATCGACTTCACCAGCATTCCTTCGTGGGTCAAGCGCATCACCGTGATGTTTAGCGGAGTGAGCACAAACGGTACATCCGGTTTTGGTGTGCAAGCTGGCACTTCTGGTGGTGTGGTTGCCACCGGATATTTGGGTTCCACTTCGCGTGTTGGAGCGCCCACAAGTGCCACACTGTCCACAGGGTTTATTTTTAACAGCAACTCTGCTTCAGATGTCTCCCACGGGGATGTTGTTTTGGTGAACGTCACCGGCAACACTTGGGCTGCGCGTGGTACTGTTGGTCAGTCCAACGTGGGGCAATCTATCACGGTGGCAGGTGTAATTGCTTTGAGTGGTGTTCTTACCCAAGTTCGTGTCACTACCGGCAACGGCACTGACACTTTTGACGCTGGCTCCATCAACATTCTGTACGAGTAAACACTATGCCAATCAAAATTGACGGAACCAATGGCCTTCTTGAAGCCTACGATTACCAGGTTTTGACGACTGGTTTCAGCTACACCTTTGCCGCTGGCACGCAAACGCTGCTGATCAAACCCGCCGCCACTTTGGCCACGGGCACGATCACCATGCCCGCTTCCCCTGTGGACGGCATGACCATTACTGTGGAGTCTACCCAGCAAGTGACTGCGGTGACAGTCCAAGGCAACACCGGGCAGTCGATCATTGGGGCACCAGTGCAACTGATCCCCAACCAGCCCCTGTCGTTTGTGTACCGGCTCACCGACACGACTTGGTATCCGGTGGCAGGGGGCGCAGGCCGAGCAACTGCCCTTGTGTCGGGCGCTTCGCAGGCAAGCACTTCAGGCTCAAGCATTACCTTTACCGGCATCCCTTCGTGGGTAAGGCGCATCACAGTAATGCTGAACGCTGTTTCTACCAATGGCACAGATCTTCCATTGATTCAACTTGGCACATCGTCTGGCGTAACGACCAGTGGATATACCAGCTTTGCAGACAATTCGTATGGTGCTGGCGTGTCCCAAACCACAGGTTTTGGAATTGAGCGCACTGGCGGTGCTGCGGTTTCAAGGATCGGTATTGCCGTTATTGCAAACATTTCTAGCAACAACTGGGTGTTCTCCTACAACGGCGTGCAAGCAGGTTCAGCCATTGCTTCTGGCGCTGGTGCTGTGTCTTTGGCCGCTGTTCTGGATCGCGTTCGCATCACCACTGTTGCGGGTACTGACGCCTTTGACGCTGGTTCTATCAACATCTTGTACGAGTAAAAACCATGCCAACCACAATCTCTGGATCATCTGGCGTCACATTCCCTGCTGGCGGCACTGGCAACCCTGCGGGCACTGTTGTCGGCACGACCGACACCCAGACGCTGACAAACAAGACGCTGACCAGCCCCACGCTGACCACGCCAAACATCAACTCAGCGCCGTTTGCCACGGTGACTGGCACAGCCCCCATCTACCCGTGCCGTGCTTGGGTAAACTTTAATGGCACGGGCACCGTGGCAATCAACGCATCTGGCAATGTCACTTCAATTACGGACAACGGCACAGGCGATTACACGGTGAACTTTACGACTGCAATGCCTGACGCAAACTACGCAGTTGCAACCTGTAGTTCGGCCACTGGTACGGCAAGCACATCGCGATCAATGTTTGTGAACGACACAGTGCCGCCGACCACTTCTGCGGTCAGGCTGTTGAACCGAAGCGCAACAGCCGCCGAAGATCCGGCCTATGCCAACGCCACAATCTTCCGCTGAAAGCACACCATGAACCAACGCATCATTTATCCGACTGACGATGGCGGCGTTGCCGTGATCGTTCCCGCTGCCGAGTGTGGCCTGAGCATTGAGGCGATTGCCGTCAAAGATGTGCCCGCTGGCAAGCCGTTCAAGATCGTTGATGTCTCCGACATTCCCGCAGACCGCACATTCCGCAACGCATGGGAGTATCAGGCATGATCACCGTCAACATCGACAAAGCCAAGGCCATCGTTCACGACAAACGCCGTGCAGCCCGCGCCGCTGAGTTTGCGCCGTGGGACATCAAGGCCACCATCCCCAGCGAGGCCGTGGCCGCTGAAGCCGCCCGCCAAGCTATCCGCGACAGGTACGCCGCGATCCAGACCGACATTGATTCGGCTCCCGGCGTGCCCGAGCTTTCGCTGATTGTGCAGAGCCTGTGATGCGTGTCACCTACGGCAAAGGGTTTGAGGTTCTTCAGCCAAAAGATCTGACCTCGCGTGTCGAGGTGCTTCAGGCTGAAATCTCAAAGCACCCTCAATACGAGCCGCCAACGGAACACCTGTTCCACGGCGGGATGTATTGCCGTCAAGTCTGGCGTCCAGCCGGATGTTTGATTGTGGGAAAAGTCCACAAAAAAGAGCATTTTTACATGATTGTTTCGGGCACTGTCAGCGTGACCACGGATGATGGTGTTCAGACCATTACCGGCCCCATGCTGCTGTGCAGCAAGCCAGGCACCAAACGCGCCGTCTACGCTGAAACTGATGCGCTGTGCATGACTTTTCACCGGGTTGATTCCAGCACGGTGGAAGAAGTAGAATCTGAACTAGTTGAAGACGATCCTAATTCGATGTTTGCTGTCGGAAACAAGATCAAACATCAGGAAATTGAGGTGAAACCATGAGCTTTGTCGCCGCAGCAATCGCAACTTCAGCAGTCGTTGGCGCATATTCGGCCAATAAAGCGGCTAAAGCGCAATCAAGCGCTTCGCGCTACGCTGCCAATCTTCAAAACGAGCAGTTCCAGCAAACCCGCGAAGACCAGATGCCTTGGATGGAGGCAGGCAAACGGGCGCTTGCCAAATTGGAGCCACTGTCGGACTATCAGAAGTTTGGCATGGATCAGTTCCAAGCCGACCCTGGATATGCGTTCCGGCTGTCCGAAGGCCAGAAAGCACTTGACCGCCAAGCCGCCGCCCGAGGTGGTTTGATCTCCGGCAACGCCTTGAAGGCCGCGCAGTCCTACGGTCAGCAAATGGGTTCTCAGGAATACCAAAACGCCTTTAACCGCTACCAAGCCGAGCGCGCGTCCCAGCTTGCGCCGTTGCAATCGTTGGCCGGTGTTGGCCAAACCACGGCTGCCAACTTGGGATCTCAAGGCGCATCCAACGCGCAAGCCGTGGGCAATTATTTGACTGACGCCGCCCGCGCACAGGCTGGTGGATACATGGGTACGGCCAATGCGGTCGGCAGTAGTTTGGGCTCATACTTGAGTTACACCAGCAACAACAATTTGCTAAACGCACTCTATGCAAATCGTGGCTATGGTGGTGGAAATCCTGTCGGCAATGTGGTCGGCACTCCTCAAGCTGGCGCTTAATTAAGGGTTAAATCATGCCAATTGATCCAAACATTTCAATGAGTTATCGCGGGATTGAGGTGCCTAACCAGTTGGCGCAGTATGGCCAACTTGCCACAATCCAAAATGCACAAAACCAAAACGCTCTGGCGCAGTATCAGATTGAATCCGCCAAGCGTGCGGACGCAACCAAAAATGCGCTAAGTTTGGCGTACAAAGAAGCCTACGACCCCGCGACCGGCAACATCAACGCCAGTAAGTTGCGTCAATCGTTGGCGAGTGGTGGGTTTGGCGCTGAACTTCCGACAGTGGAAAAAGGACTGCTTGAAATCGGTAAGCTGAAAACCGAAACACAAAAAGCCGAAACGGACTTGCTTGAAGCCAAACTTAAGCAGTCTCGCGGTTTCTTGGATACCATTGATCCAGCAGACCCGCGCGCGCCTGCAGAGTACATTGCATGGCATGAGGCCAATCACAAGGATCCAATCATTGGCCCCGCATTGGCTGCTCGGGGGGTGACCGCTGATCAAGCCCGCACGAGCATCATGGATGCCATCAACA